AAACAGAGAGAGAAGGCATTACAAGATCAATTCATAAAACCAGAATCTAATACTACTTCCAACTTTCGACCTAATGTAGATTTAAACGAAATACTAACATCTGAAAATTTTCAAGAATTCTTAGATTGATTCAATTCACAACCTAAATAATAACTATGGAAAATACCGATCTTGAATCTATGAATGATGAAGAGCTACAAGCTGAAATCAATAGATTACAAGGAATTGTACAACCAGCAGCCGAAGTACCTACGGATACTTCTCCAACTCAAACTGGTCAAGTACAGCAGTCTCCTACGGGAGGGCAAGTCCAAACACCACAACAACAACAAGTACCAACAGAAGAACCCACGGGCGGTATCCGTGGTATGGATCAAGTATACAACGATAGAGCAGCTGCAGGCGGAGAAGGAGCTCGATTCAGACCTGGGCCTTTAGGATATACACAAGATATACTTGAAGGTACAGGTAGAAATATATTAGAATCAGCTGCACCTATTGTTGGTATTTCAGATACTGTTATAGATACTTTCAATTTTCTTACTGCTGGTGATACATTTGATATACCAAAAATACCTAAATATGAAAGTGATGTTTATCAAGCTTTACGTAATGTATCAGGATTAGTTATACCCTCTTTAGGTTTAAGAAGTATGTTACTGAATGCTGGTACTAAAGCGCACGCTGCAGGAACAGCAGCACCTTGGTTACAGAAATTAGGTAATACTGCATCATTCCAAGCTTTTGCTAAGATTGGTGCTGATATAGGTACTGCTGGTTTTGTAGATTGGGTGTCAAAACAAAGTCAAGAAGATGATAATTTATTTGGTACATTAAAACAAACCTGGCCTCAATTATTTCAATGGATACCAGAAGGTATAGCTACAAACCCAGATGATTCAGCAGGACAGAAACGTTCTAAAAACGTTAATGAAGGTGCTATCTTTGGATTACTAAGCAGTATAATTGAAGGTGCTATGTACCTGTTTAAAGCTGGTAGAAGTATGAAGAGAACTGCTCAATTTGCAACTGGTCCAAATAGTAAAACTAGTGCAAAGAGATTAAAAGAATTAACTGAAGATGAGTTTACTCATATTAAATATTCTGATGAAGTTATAGAAGATACTGCACTTAGGAATTATGCTCGTGAAGAGAGATCATTAAACGAATTATCTGAATACTATATAAGTAGAGGACAAGAACCACCAGATTGGCCTATGTTTGATGTAGGTGAGAAACTGGTACGTACTGTAGATGATGATGGTTTACCAGGAATGATGGCTGATGCTGCTCAAATTCAATTTAATATTGAATCAGGATGGGGTAGATTAGGTAACATTGTAAGTGAAGCTGCAAGGAAAGAAGGTATAGAATTAGAGAATCTAACAAACCGCACACTCGTTAGTCAGGTGACCAATCTGCTCAAGGAAGTTGGACCTATTAGTAAGACCCTTAGATCAGGAACAAAGATCTCTCAGAAGCTTATAGATGATGCTGGTAGCACTTTAGCTGCTACTCTCCTACATCCACGAGTAGATAAAGATGATATTATTGGAATTTTAGATGAATTCAAGAGATCAGTGGAAGGCTCTCCCGTTAGAATTGTAGGTAAAAAAGGTATTAATCAAGCTGTCAAGGCCTTAAAAGATCAAATGTTAGATCTTGATGTCCATAAAGCTAGAGGTTACCTTGTTACATCAGAAGCTGGTCAGGTTGCTGACTTTGCTGAAGGTGCTAGATTGATGGATGAGGGTGTTTCTGTATTGAGAACTGTTGATCTAATGGCAGATCGTTTAGAAGTACTCATGGTAGAGAAAGGGTTAGCTAATTTTGAAGCTAATTCCATGCTCTCTCATATGAATACTTGGCAAAAAGCTGTTGATACAGGTGATCAAAGGATAATGACAGTTGCTGCTGATACAATATTAGGTAATAGTGAGAGTAAATTAACTGAAATTATTCCAAATGCTAAGGCTTGGACTCAAACTTTAAAAGAAGTAGCTAGAGAAAACCCTGCATTCTTAAAGCCTTTCCTACTGGCTAATGAATTTACTGATGGTAATGTAGATACCATGTTTAAATTACATCAGTGGGCAGGTAATAATTTAGGAGTATTTAAGAAAGCTATCTATGATGGTAACCCTGAAGTCCCTTCTATTGTTAATACAGCTTGGTGGGGTACTATATATAACTCATGGTTATCAGCAATTGGTACACCTTTAAGAGCTGGTGCTGGTAACTTAACAGGTTTGCTTGGTAGAGGTGCTGCTACTGTAACTGGGGCTGTAGTTCAAGGTGATTTAGCATCTGCTAATAAAGCTATGATAGCTCATTTTGCATTAGATGATACTCTATCTAAAGCCTTCGATCACATGAGATTGGTCTTTAGAAAAGCTTCTAACAATCCTAAAGAAGTTAGTTATGTGATGCGTAGTGATGTTGCTATTAAGACTGAAAAAGGTTTAGATACCTTAAGAGCTTATGCTGATGCTGCTTCTGAGAATGGTGAGGAAGGTGCTAATATGCTACTAAATGTATTTGAAGATTTAGAAGCATTAGCTATGGATCCGACACTTAGATTTGGTAGTAATGCTATGACTGCCTTTGACGGATTTGCTAAGTCTGTTGTATCTAATACAGAAGCTAAATATACTGCTATTAATAAATTAGTTCAAGCAGGAGAAGAACTTACTGATAAAAATATAACAGCTATATCACATGATATTTATAATAAAGCATTTGATAACAATGGCATGATATCTAATGATGCAGTAAATAATATCACAAGTGAAATAGCTTTGAATGCTGATTCACCTGTTGTAGATGGTATGAATCAGTTTATTAAACGTTTCCCAGCTGCTAGAGGGTTTATTGTATTTCCTAGAACAACTGCTAACGTTATTGATACCTTTGGTAAATGGAGTCCTGCAGGTGTATTTTCTGCAGATCACTATAAATTATGGGGTCCATTAGGTAATAAAAAATTAGGTGATTTTACAAATGAAGAAATTATTGACTTCTTAAAAAGCAAAGGAAGGCCAATCGATGAATTCATGCTAGAGACTTTTGAGAGAATACGACATGAAGTAAAAGGTAAAGCTGCTATAAGTAGTTTAATGGTAACTGCAGCAGGTTTTGCTGGTATTAATGATAGATGCACTGGAACTGGACATTATAATAAAGCTGTACAAAGAACAAGAATAAGGCAGGGTTGGAAAGCTAAAACCTGTCAAATACCAGGAACTGATAAAGTAGGTAGTTATGAATGGATGGGACCAGTAGGTGATTGGTTAGCTTTAACTCTTGATGTTGTTGACAATGCTGATAGTTTGACATCAGCTATGCAAGAAGATATGTATCAAAAACTAACATTTCTCTTATCTTCAGCGTTGACTAATAGATCCATTTTATCTCAATTAGAACCATTACATGATGTATTACAAGGCAATAGTGCAGCAGCAGGTAGATTTGCGACAAGTTTTGGTAATAATTTAATGCCCTTAGGTGGCCTAAGAAATGAAATAGGTAAATTATTATATCCTGGATTACGTCAATTACGTGGTGAATTAGATGAATTACTACGGAATAGAAATGCTTGGTTAGATGGTGCTGATCCATCTCGTTCACTGGCAAGGATGGTTGATCCTGTAGATGGTAAAGAAGTAGGTAATGAGCCTAACTGGTTCTGGAGAATGGCAAATATTGGACCTGCTAAAGTACACTCTAAGCCTAGTAAAGAGAGTCAATTCTTAATTGATATTGAATTCAATAGTTCTCCTAATATGAGAATGAGTCAAAGAGGCGCAGAGTTAAGAAACCATGAAATAGAAGCTATTAATACTAAAATGGGAGATCAAGGTATTTGGAAGGAATCAATAAATAAGATAATGTATGCTGCAAACAAGCTTAAATATACGGCACCTGATGGTACGGTATATAAAGGATTTGTTAACATTATACGTGCTCAAAGACGAGGTGCAATTACTTCTGAAATATTAGATACCACTAAATATGCTAATATTTTTAATCGTCTTAAAGTCGCATATAGCCAAGCTAAAAGACATGCTGAGAATTCTTTAGATGAACCAATGCTATCTGCTATTAGGGATAGAGAGTACCAACTTATGAATTCTGAGCTAGATCAAAAAGCAGGTGATTTAGATCAAGTATATGATGACGCTGGCTTACAAGAGACCCTTAACATTTATAAATAACTATGGCATTAGAAACAATTTATGATGGTGATGGGTCTGATGTTACCTTTAATACCAACTTTGATTATTTAGAAGAAGAAGATATCAGTGTAGCTGTAAAACCTAGTGGCGGTAGTTATGCTACAAAAACACTAGATACACACTATACTGTTAGTGGTCAAGTTGTTACATTTACTTCTGGCAATACACCACCTAATAATTCTAAAGTTAGGATACGTAGACATACTCCAGTAACTCATCCTCGACATACCTTTTATGCTGGTTCTG